TGGTAACTCACCAGTGTTAAATGACAGGGATCCAAGGTTTGATGAGAAAGCAAATGTTGGAGATATCTGGAGTGAAACATCTGGAAGAATATGGAAGGGCCGAACAGGGTTTTTGGTTGCACCATGTTTATATATAAACACATTTAATGAGTGGAAAGATAAAGGCGAAACCACAGGAAGACCTGTAAAAATTCACTTAGATCCTTCTATCATGAATGAGACTAAAAGAGATATGGATGGTAAGGATAGATTGCCTAATGGTAACTATGTTGAGGATACCGGAAATCATTTTGTTTGTATCTTAGATGAAGAGTATAATGTTGTTGAACAAGCATTGATTACAATGAAATCAACACAGAAGAAAAAATCTAAGATGTGGAACTCTATGATTGGTTCTAGAAGAGCACAAGGTAAGAATGGGTTTTATAATCCACCAACTTTTTCACAAGTTTATAAACTTGCAATCACCAAAGAATCAAAAGGAGATTACACTTGGTCTGGATGGGTTGTAGAGTTTGTGGGTCTTATGACACCAGATAAACACTTGAAAACTTTAACAGCAACTCAAAGTTTTTATCAGTCTGCTAAGACAAGTGATATCTTTGGAAAAGTAGATTTCTCTGAAGAGAATCAAGCTCAAGGCAATAACCAGGCAAATAAAGAAGCAGTTCCATTCTAAATTATCATGGAGCAAAAACTCTTAAAAATATTTGAGGGTAACTCTGAACTGTTCATTACTACTTCTCTTACGGGGGAAGTAGATGAACGGGGCAAGAAACAGGTTAAGGTACTCACGGTCCACGAACCTGTTACCCTTGAGCTATGGAAAAAACATTTAAATGGGGAAACACGAATTGGGATTAAACCTGAGAATGGTGACGTGTGTAAATGGGGATGTATTGATATCGATCCTCGAAACTATTCAACTTTTTCTGAAAAGAAAATTGTAGATATTATAAGAGAAAACAAATTACCTTTAATTGCAGTAAGATCTAAATCTGGTGGACTACATTTATTTTTATTTTTAAATGATTGGTACCCTATCAAAGATGTTCTTAAAGTTCTTAACCAATGGAATAAAACATTTTTCTATTCTGAGGAAGTATTCCCAATGAATAAATGTTTGAACATGCCTTACTTCAATATGGATCAAACAACTGAGTTTGCATATAATGATAACAACACTCCAGTACTATTAAATAATTTTTTAGAAATGATAGCTAACAAGACTGTTACTTTAGAACAGTTAAATAATATAAAGCTTAAAGAATATGAGCCAGAGAGTGATTGGAAACATTATCCTCCTTGTGTTCAAAAGATGATCTCAGAAAAATGGGAAGGTAATCACAGAAACGAATTACTTTTTAATGTTGGTGTTCTTGAGATGAAGAAAGCTGACGGCAGCTTAAATGCTAATGAGTTAATTAATATCTTACATAAAAGAAACCAAGATATATTTACTTCTCCCTTAGATCATAAAGAAGTAGAGACCTTAGCTAAATCATTATCTAAAAAAGAATATGCTTATAAGTGTCCCCCTAAAACAAATGCAGTTGCACCATTATGTAATAAGGATCTATGTAAGTTAAGAAAGCTTGGTATTGGTTCTCAAGTTCCAGACATGATTGATGACTTTGAAGATGTAGAGTTTATTAGATCTACTAAATCAATTGAATATACTTTTAAGTTTCAAGACGAGAAGATAATAATTAATCCAGAAGATATGAAAGACGAGAAATCTTTTAGAGTTAAATTATTAAGGTATGGAATTTATTGGATGACATTACCTAAGCCTAAGTCTGGTCCTTCACCATTTGAAATGCTTATGGCTACTTTAGTTAGGAAAGCAGTAGAGAATGAGAAGATGAAATTTAAAGATACATTGGATGAAGAGAAATATAACTTTCTTAAAAAATTCTTTGAGAGCCATATTGAAGAAGATGACTTTGAAAAACTACAGGATAACTATGTTGTATTAGATTCTAAAACTAATATTTGTTATTTTAAAAAAATTACTTTTGAGAAATTTTTAGGAAGTGATAAAACATTTAAGAGTGCTAGTGAAGCCTTGAATCTTTTGAGCTGTAGTAGATTAGATTATCATGAGGGTGTTAAAAATGTATGGTCAGTTATGATGCCTAAGTTTGTTGACTATAAAGTAGTTGAGAAAAAAGAAACTAACCAAACCCCATCGGAAATGGATGATGCATTCCACACAGGAAAGTTTAGAACTTAAAGTACTTAAAGATCTTTACCATAAGACGGTGAAGATCTTTGGTCCGCCAGGTACAGGTAAAACATATACTTTAATTGAGAGAGTATTAAAAAGTTATTTAAGAAAAGGTATTAGTCCAAGTGATATAGCTTATTTATCTTTTACTAATAAAGCAGTGAACACTGCCATCAAAAGAACAATGGAGTCTTTTCCAAACTATAGTACAGAAGACTTCTCAAGATTTAAAACTTTACACACTTATTGTAGAAGATATTTTTCAGAAGATGTTTTTGATCCTAAAGATTGTACAATTGATTTTGCTTTACAGACTAAAGTAATTAAGTCTTCAGATAAAAGATTAGCTGATGATAACTTTATGTATAAGGATTGGTCTCTAGGAGTTTATAGTAAGTCTAGAAATTTATTAATCTCTCCAGAAGAAGCTTACAAAATGGAGAATTATAAAAAAGATTCACTTACAGTTTTTCAAAGAAAGATAAGTACCTATGAACATTATAAGGCTAATGCAGGAGAAAAATCTTTTATAGACTTTGATGATATGATTCAAAGAGCAATAACAGAAGTAGACTTTCCTTCTCTTAAAGTTTTAATATTAGATGAAGCTCAAGATTGCACACCTTTACAGTGGTCAGTGTTATATAAAATGGCACCTAAGGTAGAGAGAATATATTTAGCAGGAGATGATGATCAAGCAATATACAAATGGAATGGAGCTGATCCAAAATATTTTACAAAGTTTTTCCCAGGCCGAAAAGTAAAATTAAGAAAGACTCAAAGATTTGGAGAAGCTATCCATAGTTTCTCACAAGTTATTAGAAGAGGGATAAGAGATAGTGAAGAGAAAGAATATCAGTCTGGAGATTCTAAAGGATCTGTGAAAAGTTATTTATCATTTAAAGAAATACCTTTCGAAACATTAAAAGAAGATTGGTATATCTTAGGACGTATTAATGAAACTGTGAATGAACTTAGGATGTTAGCTAAGGATGCAGGTTTATATTACAAAGATAATAAGGGCACAAAATGTTTTGATCAAAAACAATGGGAAGCTATTAAAGCTTGGACTACTCTTAGTAAGGATAAGAAGATAGATAAGAAAGCAGCACGTAATATGGTTAAGTATATAAGAGAGCTAGAAGACCCTGCATTTAGATCTGATAAATTTTGGAGAGCAGAACCAGACCTTAGAGATTATGATTTCCAAACATTAAAAGAATGGTGTGGCTTAACACTAGAAGATAATCAAAAAAATAAACCTTGGTATTGGATACTAAGAAGAAATTTTAAACCAAAACAAGTAAGACATTTTATTAGATTGTTAAGACGTTATGGACAGAAAGAATTAGATAGAGATCCATTAATTACAATTGATACTATTCATTCTGTTAAAGGGGGAGAAGCAAATCATGTAGTCTTATATAGTAAAGGTAACTATCCATCTGACTATGCTAATAAGAATAAACAAGAGAAAAGTGATGAACGTAAGGTATGGTATACCGGTGCAACAAGAGCAAGAAAAACTTTACATCTACTGAGAACTGACTATAAGTTTAACTACCCAATAGGTTCAGATTATTTAATTTATGTCCAGGAGAAAAATGACAAATAAAGATATGTTCGATGAAAGTTTTCCCGATGATAAACAAGTAGGTGGTAAGCATTATAAACAATTTATAATTCAACCATGGACGTTTATTAGAAAGAATGGCCTTAATCCATTTCAAGCAAATGTAATAAAATATGTTTGTAGATATTTAACTAAAGGTAAAACAGTTGAGGATATAGAGAAGATAAAACATTATTGTGATTTAGAGATACAACATCTAGAAGAGAAAAAATTAGACATGGGTATTTGGGGAGATAAAAAGAAATGAATGGACTACAACTTACACTAACGTTTAAGAAATCAATGTGGAATACACCATCAGAGTATAAAGATTTATCTGATGCAACTGAGATTGCAATTGACTTAGAGACACGTGATGATGGTATTAATGAAAAGCTTGGAGCTGGTTGGGCTTTAGGTAAAGGAGAGATAGTTGGTTTCGCAGTTGCTGTTGATGGTTGGAAAGGTTACTTTCCTTTTGGTCATTTAGGTGGAGGTAACATGATACCTGAACAAGTAAAAAAATATATGAAAGATGTATGTGCACTTCCTTGTCCTAAAGTATTTCATAATGCTCAGTATGATGTCGGTTGGTTAGAAGCATCAGGGATCACGGTTCACGGCCCTATTATAGATACCATGATAGCAGCAGCACTAATAGATGAGAATAGATTTTCTTATTCATTGAATGCATTATCAGTAGAGTATCTTGGAGAAATAAAAGCAGAGACAGAATTAAGAGAAGCTGCAGCAGCTCATGGTATAGATCCCAAAGCAGAGATGTGGAAGTTACCTGCAGAACATGTTGGTTACTATGCAGAACAAGATGCAGAACTTACATTAAAGTTGTGGCAAAGATTTAAACAAGAAATAAGAACACAGAGTTTAGAAACGGTGTGGGAGTTAGAACAACAACTAATTCCGGTATTGATAAAAATGCGTCAACGAGGTGTGAGAGTCCAAGTGGAAGCAGCTGAAAAATTAAAAACAGAAATGATGAGCCAAGAAAAAGAAATACTACAGGCCATAAAGAAAGAAACAGGAATAGAAATAGATATTTGGGCACCCCGCCAGATTGCCAAAGCTTTTGACAAAAAGAAACTAGACTATCCAAGAACTGAAAAAACAAAAGAACCTTCCTTTACACAAAATTGGTTGATAAATAATAAGAACAAAATAGCACAACTTATTGTTAGTGCAAGAGAGATCAATAAATTTCATAGCACTTTTTTATCTTCTATTCTAAGATACCAAGTCAAAGGTAGAATTCATGGAGAGATACAACAGCTCAGATCTGATCTTGGAGGGACTGTATCAGGTAGACTATCTATGAGTAATCCTAATTTACAACAAGTGCCAGCTAGGAACAAGGATCTAGGTCCTAAGATTAGGTCTCTATTTATTCCAGAAGAGGGCTACCAATGGGGCTCATTTGATTACTCGCAACAAGAACCACGAATGACGGTTCACTATGCGGCATCTATTGGAGACAATGGATATGAAGGTGCACAAGAACTAGTAGAAGCATATAGGAATAATGATGCAGACTTCCACCAGACAGTTGCAGACCTAGTAGGTATTGAAAGAACTCAAGCAAAAACTATTGGTCTTGGTATTATGTATGGAATGGGTAAGAATAAGTTAGCTCTATCTTTAGGAGTTACTAAGGATGAAGCGGATCAATTGATTGTTAAATATAATAAGAAGGTTCCATTCATTAAAAAATTATCAGATAGATGTAAGGTTGCAGCAGATGAAAAAGGAATTATCAGAACTAAAAAAGGTAGGAAGTGTAGGTTTGATAAATGGGAGACAAGAGATTTTGGTCTTCACCAAGCGGAGAAGTATGAAGACGCTGTTGCTAAGTATGGTAGAAATAATATTAAGAGAGCCTTTACTTACAAAGCTTTGAATAGATTAATTCAAGGATCCTCAGCTGATCAAACTAAACAATCTATGTTGGATTGTTATAATGCAGGACACTTACCTATGTTACAGATACATGATGAACTTTGTTTTAATATTAAAGATGATGCTCATGCAAATGAGATTAAAAAAATAATGGAAGAGTCAATTGATTTTAAAGTTAAGTCTGT